ATCAGCCTTCTTTTGTCTCCCTCGCCCCAAACACACGCAATGTCAGACGCCAGCTCTTCGTTAAATGGCGGATAAATCCTTGATGTTCCCCGCCTTCCGTGTTGGACAAGAATTGTCCTTACCCCAAGCTTTTTGGCTTTTTCAACATATGGTCTCCCGCTATTCTCGGTTTCGTTCCACAAAACTACTGCATCTAAATGAAGCAGGCCTTGCCACGGGTTTTTAACTATTTCGTGTCCCCTTCTCCGCAATTCCTTCTCAACATCCACAAGGATATTGTTCCAGTGGCTTATTGCTATTCTCATTTTTTTTGCCTTTTTACCTTTAATCCTCCTGGTCGCTGGCAAGCTATTTCCCACGCCAAAGCGTTGGCGTCAGTCGTTCTCTCGTTCATTACATAGTTCCGTTGTTCCCGATAAATCTTGTCTCGGAACTTCTCGTCCACTAACAGCTTTTCAAGTTTCTTGACCCAATCTTTAGTCGTGTTTTTGGCGGTATAGTTAACCTCTTCCCTATAAGGCGTTACATTAGAGGCAAGCACTACTGAACCGCTCGCCACATACTCGTAGAACTTAACCGCACTTTTTGCCCTGTTAAACTCATTGTCAGCTAACGGGGCAATCGCTATGTCGAAGTCCGCTTTTGCCAATACGCTTGGGTATAGTTCTGGCGGATAAAAGGGAATATGGTAAATGTTCAATTCCCTTATTTTAGAATACCAAGATAATGCCCTCTTGAAATACTCTTCCCTTTCTGGTTGGAGGTTTCTTTTTACGATTTGGTCATAAGCATACATTTCGCCCTCTAATGGTCCAGAAACCATACCAAACATTGTAAATACAAACCTGTGCCCCTTTCTCCTTAATTCTCTCAAAATGTCGGGAACAAGTTCCAAGTCTCCCCAATGCGAAGACGCTCCCGCATAACCAATAATCGTTTCCTCGTGTTCGTGGGGTCTTTCGTGGTAATAATTGTCACTTACCCCGTTGGGGCAAATAAAGACTTCTTTCTTTTTTTCAAGCCTGCGGATTTTCTTTTTAAGAACATTGCTTGGCGTGATGACGGCGTCACACTCCCTGATAAAGGTTTCGTATTGGTCTTTGTAAGCAGAGGAAACCGTTACTGACGGGTTATCCTCGTTTACTGTCCAAAAGTCGTCATCTATGTCATACAAAATCCTTTTTCCTTCGGCTTTGAATTTTCGCATACAGTCAATTGGCTTTGCGTCGGGGTGGTAGGTTCTGCCAAAAATGACTGTGTCTGGCCAGCTTAGAAGTTTGGGCGGTATTTCGTGCCCAATGGCCATAAATTTTACATTGTGTCCCCTGTTTTTCAGTCCTATGGCTGGCAGGTGGTTTCTGTGAAACCAAATTCCGCTTCGCCACGCATAGACCGAATCCAAGACAATCAAGATATTCATTTTATTTTCTTTAAGAACTTAATAAATTCGGCGGTTTCTCTGATTTCGTTTTGCTTGTCTTGCAATTCTTTCCTCCGACCTTGTTGTCCTTCCAAGATGCGTTTTGTAATCCACTCTTCAAGAAGCTCGTTTACTGCTTGCAAGTATTCATACTTACGCACCAATCCTCTCTTCGCCTTCCAGCGAAGATATTTGTTTTTTATTTTCTTTTTTATGTTTTTCATAATTTCCCTCACCTACTAATCGCCTGCTAACGCCATCGGGGGAAAGCGTCAGCTTCTTCCCCCGATAGACGACAAGTTAATCGTTACCCGCCACTGTTTCCACTGGTCGTAATGTCCATCGGGACATTAAGGAACCTCTTCCTGTTCTTGGTAAATACTGCGGAGCCATACACTGTCCAAGTTATGAAGTTGGAGCCGAGCATATCGCTCACAGGTCGTATTTCCAGAGCAGGGGCTTTCTGCATAACAAGGTCAATCGCACCCTTTCTACCAAAGTAGAGAGCACGGCAGTTGGTTGCTGATACAGCGCCACCGCAAACCTCGTTAGGACAGATGGTTGAGCAAGCACCCGAGGGCAGGTTGTTGGAGATATAGACTTGGAAGCCCATAAAGTCTCCCGCATAGCCGTTTCTCAGGGTAGCGTCAGCCACATTGTAACCAACGCTTGTCGCTTTAGCCTCAATCCTCTGTGCCACCAGCGGAGTTACAACTGCACACCAGTCACCCAATTCCTCTACATTGTTCTGCCTTAGTTTCATTCTTGCTCGTGAGAACAACTCAATGATTTGGGCAGATGTAGCAGAAACTGGTCGGTTGTCAGTTCCGCCAGCCCTCATATCACTGTCGTTGACCTGTGTTCCACCGTCAGACCCAGTGATGTTGGCAAACACGTGTTGGTCGATGGCGTCTTTAAGCCTATAAGCCGCTTCCTCAGCCAATGGCCTTATTTGGTCAATGTTGGCTTGCAAGTCTTCTACCTTGTCGATGTAGAAGGAGCAGTGCTTGTAGGTAGATACAACCAATGTGTCGTATTTCCAATCGAGGTTGGTCGCAGAAATTTCCGTTCCGGGAGTGTAGGTCTGTGCTGACAGGTCTCCCATGTAGGGCATATGACATTCTGTTAATCGGATTAAGTGCCCACCCTAATCCACTCACCTACTTTCATAGATGTTCGGACTTTCTCATCGCTGTTGATATTTGCTAAATCACTCAGCGCTTGGCGTAAAGTCTCTGAGGGTTCGAGTTTTTTATTTGCGCCTCTTTTATTCAGCTTTTTGCATTCCTGCTCAAGCATCCACGATTCTTCAGAATAGGGCTTTCTGGTTTTTCCAAACTCCCTATTCCTTATGAACTGCATTGTCATTTCTGCAACAGCTTTCTTGTTTCCACGCAAATATGGATGAATTTCCTCTAAAAGAGAGTAAATCCCCCCAAAATTCTTGCACGCAATTTGGTAGTTCAGCCTATACTTTCTGTGTTCTTTGTTTCGCTGAACTAAGGTCATTCCTATTCCTTTTTTTTCCGCAATTTTCCTGACCTCGTTGATTATTATTGGGTCGCAGTTAGAAATCAGAAAATAGCTCAGAATTCTCCACTTTTTATTTCTTCTCTGCTGTTTGAACAACCCAGTTGTTCCGTCTCCCTCAAATAATCCCGCTAACCAAATTGCATCTTCCTTTTTCAATGTTCTCATATTAACTCTTGACCTGCTGATTGCCCAATCTCTAGTAGTTTCACATAGGTAGTCACTAGAGCTCTAAGGGTTTTCCAGCATTTTGCCAAGTTTTTATACCGCTCATACTTAACGGTATCCCCGTAACTCAAGTCCGCCTCAAGTCGGGTATTGGCTACTTCCAATGCCACCAATGACTTATAAAGAGGAACCTGAACTGCACTCGACCAGATTTCCGGAATTATGGCTGATACATCATTCGATACTACTTTTCCCATTTGTTTTCTCCTTCACCCCTTACAAAACCTTTTTGTAGCGTAACCTGTTCGTCTTTTTGATGGGGCCTGATTTGCGGATACCAGGAATGCTTTTATCTGGGCGGGAATAGTTTGCGTATCTTGGGCTTACAGCGCCAATGCTGATAAGAAACTCTTCCCTTTCCTTGTCCGACATCCCAGAGAGACCGCTTGCAAAAGCCATCGCCTCTTCTGTCGAAAGTTCTCCAGACGAAGCCTTCTTGTATATCTTTGACAAATCCTTTTCTTCCCCAGCAGATTGTTTCGTTGAGGGCTTAGGAGCTTTGTTTTTTTCAATCTTAGCTCTATAAGCCGACCTCCAGAATTTGAAATCTTCTGATTTACGAGCTTCTTCAAGAGAAATCCCCTGTATTTTCGCCTCCTTGATAAGCCTCCCACGCTCTGTGGCATCAAGTCCTTGAACGGCTGAAAGCTGGCTGGCGATGGCTTCAATATCAACCTCGCCCTCTGGCTTTTTGGAGAGTTTGTTCAACTTCTCCTCCAGCTTCTTGCGTGCTTCCTGCTCTTCTTTGAACTTGGCATACATTGCGTCGGATTTGGCTTTCCAGTCAGGAGTATTCTCTTCCTCGCTTTTTTCGGAAGTCTGCTCTTCCTCTTCAGAGGTGTTTTCCGAGTCCTCTGTTTTTTCCTCGTCTTCCATTTTTTTTCCGAGTTAATGGATAATAATCTCGACCTTTAGCCCGATACGGGGGGCAAGCCCTATTCATATTGCTGTCGCCTGTCTAAATTAAATAATCTGTGCCTCGTCCTTTCCTGTCTTTCTTCCATCTTTTTTATTAGTTTGTCAATGCTGATTTTGGTATTGATAAGCTTATTCGTATTGCCTTGTAATTCTTTCTTTTTCGGGTTTTTCATCTTTATCCATTTTTGCCAATAACTTGTTAATAAAGCGTATTGTAGCTTTGTTGGCAACCACTTCTTCCCAATCCCTAACCTTCGATATGTCTTTTAAGCTCTCCTTCTCTGCATTAAGCCAATCCCTGATGATTTCGCCGAACTCCTCGTGTTCTCCTATTTTTCTTAAAACCCTGTCTGCGTTCATAATCGCCGTTCAGCAATTTCTTGCTGTCCTGTTACTGGCATAAATGTCGGTTTGCTCACTCCTCCTCCCGCTCCTCTTTGCTGTGCCGCTATCGTTCCTATCTTGGGCATTGTCTGTTCTGCTTCAAAGTCGGCTGGATACAATCCCCCTGCTTCTAACCACTTGTAGAAGAACTTCTTCTTTGTTGGGTCGTGGAGAAGCGTTGGGTCGGCTGTTACTGCTTGCAATGCGGCAAATAGCGTCTGGGCAAAAATCGTGGTGTCTTTCTGTTCTCCTGTAATGATTATGTCTATTTTGTACTTTATGTTCTTGTAGAAGTCCTTTGGGATTTTAACAAGCCGTTCTTTCTTTTGCTTTACTTTCTCGGATACCATCGCCCTTAATATGTCGTATTCTTGGCTGGAAGGAATTTTAGCGTTGTTTGCCACATATCTCAAAAGGGCTTTGTTCGCTTCTTCGCTGGCTAAAAGCTCATTAAACTTGTCCAAATCTTGCCCTACCAGGCGAAGGGTGTGTTCTCTGCTTTGCTCTTTCTGAAATCTGGGGATTATTACCTTGTAAAGGAACTCTTTAATATCTAACGCTATGTTTTCCCTTATCTGGTCAAAATATCCTCCCGCCATCCCTGCGGCTAATCTTGCCGAACCAAGCGGCGTGCCTGCTGGCAATCTCTCTCCTCTCATAACCTCATAAGCAAAAGTTAGTTCATCCCTGTTCTGCATCCATTTCTGGTGCTGTTGGGTGAAGAACCCCATATCCCCTGCGGTAATCCTTATCTCTGTAATCTCGTCTTCAACTCCTGCCAATACTTCTCCGTCCCTGACATCTGTCTTTAAGTTGCGGTTAATGCTTTCGTCTCTGGTTTGGAATGCTCTCATAGAAGCCCAATATGCTCCTTTTGCTTCGAGATTGCTTACCACGTTCTCGTAAATCTGGGTGTCAAACAACATTTCTGGTATTCCAACCCCAAGCCACCTGCCAGGTATTTTTTCTAAATGGAACTCCCAGTAAGGATGGGTTTCTACTTCTGTTTCGTCAAAGGTAATTCCAGGATGGGCAATGGTTTCGCCATTGCTCAATGTCTCGTCAACCCCAACATCGGCGTGGATTATCCTTTTGTATGCAAACTCGCCTGTTTCAGGGTCTTCTATTTCCCCATAACGCTCATAAACGGTGATATATGGCTTGCCCATTTTGCGGTGTTCTTCGATTGCCTCGTCTATATTCTCCCATCCCATCTCTGCTCCAACCCTCCTCAATTCAATCGGGGTGTAGAGATGTTTTTCAATGATGTAGTTTGCTCCGTCCAAGCTGTCTGCTGATTGCTCAACTATAAAGTTTCTCAAATCAACAAAATGCGGCTTGTTGTCAACTACTTTTAAGACGCTTGTTCCAAACTTGGGAAGCTCGTCAAATATCCTGTTTAACACTTTGCCGAACCCGTTGTCTTTCGCCCAAAACCTGAAATCCCTGTCCATATACCAAGTCCGCAACGGGTCGCCCCCGCTTGCCGTATGGAAGCGGATGTGCCTCATATCAAAGTCAATCGCTTTGGTGGTAGTTTTGCAGGGGTTTCTGACAACATTAAAGAAAAACATCCTGTTGCCTTCTGCGTCAATCTTTCCCCTTTCAAATATGGAATACAGGTAGCGATATATCCGTTCTATGGTTTCCTTTGCGTTAAAAGAAAAGCTGTTAACAATGGTGATATACTCATTGTCGTATTCAGAGACTTCCTTGTTTATTAGTTTTAGAAAATCCATTTCTTCCTGTTATTTTCTCTTTTTAATTTTGTGGAGGTGTCCTTTGTAGGTCTTTCCGCTTTTAAGGAAACAAATGTTCCTGTAACTGCCTGCTGGAACTTTCCAGCGTTTGCTGGGTCCAGTTACTCTCCTAACCTTTCCTCCCCGCTTAACACAATTTTCAAATGCCGCTGGCATAATCTTTAACTTAAATTGCTTATTAAAATGCCTCGTCTAATATCTCGTCTGCCAATTTCTCCGTTTCGGTGTCTGATACCGAAGAACGGGGCATTCTTTCAAACAAAGAGGGAACTCTGTCCTTTAACAAAGCAACCAATGCCTCTTTCTTTGATGTTTTTCTTGCTGTTTTTTTCTTTTTAGTCATACACAAATGTTTTAGTTGGATAATTTGTTGACCTTTTTGCCCTTATGCTCTGCTTTTTTGCCTTTAAGGGAAGCGTCCATACCGCCAATGCCAGTGAAATCACTGCGTCGTCGTGCAATCCTGTCGGGGCTTCATATTTCAGCCGCCCAGCGTCAGTCATCTGGTAGCCAAAGGCTTCTAACTCGTCTATTAAGACCTCTTCTGGCGGGATGCTGATATTTCTTTCTTCGATATATGCGGCAAGTCGTTCAATGAGCCGTTCTTTTGACCCCCTTCTTGCCCAATCTTTTGACACCGAACCTGTTGACTTAAAGTCTTTAACCCGCATTCCTTCCGCCCGCAAGTCATCCGCCATACTCGCCCCCACATTTAAGGAGTCGATAACTATCAGGGCATTATGGTATCTCCTTGCCGCTGACATAATCCTTTCTTTTTGCAGTGTGTAGGGTATTTTTTGAAACCTGTCCCAAAAAACCACATCGTGGGTTGCCTTATCAATGATTGTTATTACCGTAAAGTCCCTAAACTTAGCCAAGTCCAGCCCCATCACATATCTGTGCCCAAAAACTGGCTCGCTAAGGGCATTTAGCTTTATAACCCCCCTCACATTTCTGAATACTGCGGCGGCATCTTCCTTAAAAGTGGCTAGGAACTCCTGCTCAAAAACATCTCTAGGAAGCGTTCTTTTGGCTTTTTCCCACTCTTCTTCTGGAAAAAAGGGGTTTGCCTTGCTTGAAAGCTGAAACGCCGCCCCGTGCTCTTTTGCCATAACCCACTGGTCATAAAACCAATTCTTCCCAAAAGGAGTGCTAATCATAAATGTTTGTCCCCTTCTCGAAACCGTGGTAGGATAAAGATAAGACTCATAAACATCTTTCTTAATCCTTGAACATTCATCCACAATCAATAAATCAACTTCTTCCCCTAACAATGAGTTGGGGCTATCAGCAGATTTGCACTCTATCCAAGAAGATTTGTATTCGTTTCCGTCCCTATAAGCATACATTTGCAACTTTGGAAAAGGTCTTGTCTTAATCCATTTCCCCTGCTGGGGAAACATCATCAGAAACCATTTAACAATATATTCAAACACTTTCTGCGTTAATTCATATGTTGGGGCTACAATCCATATTTTTACTGGTTTCCCCTCTTTCTCCGCCTTTAATATGGTTTTCAAAGCAACATAAGCGCAGATACTGGATTTTCCAAACCTCCTCCCTGCACAGATAACAATGTCTTTTGCCTTGCATTCTAATATCTTTTTTTGGGCTGGATGGGGCTTAAATCCAATCTCTTTTTGCAATGCTATGTCTAATTTATCCATAAAGTCAATAATAATTCTTTCCCCTCGCGGTGTAAACCTTAATGTTTTGAACTTAACTTTCTTTTTCCCTTTTTTGTTCTTTTGTCAATAGTGCTATGTTTTTTGAGCTTAAACTGCATATCTTGTCCATTTCATTTCTATTGTTTGGCATATCTACTTTTAGTGTTTGGGGGGGTTATGTATCTTTATCCTCCCCCAAACCAACACTTGATATATCCCCCCCCCTATCTAATTATTTTAAGCTCATTTTAAGCTCATATTAAGTGTCTATAAGTGTCTATTTAAGCTCATATAAGGGTATTTTAAGGGTAAATTAAGGGTATTTTGAGTGTGTGTGAGGGGGGGATGTATACAATTATCGCCCAAAATCATATATTCAACGCTCCCGAAACACTCCTTAAACTCCTGAATTATGCAATTAACAACACTCTCTATACTACTTCTATACTGATTGGTTTAACTTATCTTTTCCCCGTTTAATCATTTTCTTCGCTGTTTTCTTCTTCAAATAACTTATTTAGCTTTTCTGTATAAGGGGTAAGTTTGAGTTTGCCTGCCGGGTAGCGGTCTTTTAGCTTTAAGAGCTGTTTCCCTGCTTCTAAAGCGCTTCTCTTATCTTTATCAAGTAATATCTCATAAAATCTTTTAAGAATTACTTCATCATCTATGCTTGCTAATGCTTCCTTAAACTCACGCCTGATATGAGGTTTAGTTAGGTTTTCGCTTGCTATTGAGCGGGCTGTTTGGTTGAGCTTTTTGGGAGTTTTGCTTCCGCCTTTGCTTCCTAAATCATAAACACGCCTGACTGCTTCTGTGGGATTGAGTGTTTTCTTGGTCTCTTCTATAAATCTTTTTTCTTTTAGAGTTAGCTTTTTCGCCATTGCCTTTTTGGTTGACTTTTAATTATTGAGAATTGCCATTTTTAGCTTCAAAATTGATGTTTTCGTCTCCAAACCCTTGACAAAAAAATTTATTGATATATAATGGGCTAAAACATTGAAAATCGATTTAGCCGCAGTTCCGTAGGTGTTAGTGAGCTAAAAGCGGGCAAGCTATCCAAAATAAATATATAGGGATTACTCCGCTGA